TGCCAATGCCTGCACCGCCAGCGCCGATGCCTACACCAGCACCGATGCCGCCACCAGAGCCAATGCCAATGCCTGCGCCTCCGATGCCTGCGCCTCCGATGCCGATGCCTGCGCCACCAGCGCCTCCGATGCCTCAGCCCATACCGGAGCCACCCATTTTTGTTCCGCCGATGCCTCAACCGATGCCTGCGCCTACAAAACGGTTACCCGGTGACTCTGGCCCAATAATCCCGAACCCCGGAACACCGCCCGTGCCCGTAAGTCCACCTCCTGCCCCACCGAAGGAACCTGTGGTTAAGGATCGACGTGGCGCGGCGTTCATGCGGAATCTACGGCCCACGGGCCTTGGTACAATGGACACGGGGATCATGCCGATAGTTCGGAGAAGACGGTGACACCTGAAGAGCAATATGGGGTCATAAAGGCCCCTGACTCACCTTTGATGGCAAAGGCCGCTGAGATTTTTCGTGGCGTAGAGCGTCGTGTCGAGGGTAGTCCTGCTGAGTTTATGTTGCCGGGTAGCGGCATTGCTCAGGTTTTGGAGCGTAAAGCGTATGGTGAAGATCCGTCGGCGTTTGAGTATGCCATGGCGGGTTTGGATGCCACGGATATCGTACCGGGGGCCGCGCCGCTCAAAGCCATTTTTGCGGGAATTAGTGCAAAAGGCGCTAAAGCTATCAAAGACCGTGTAGATTCTTTGCGTGGTGAAGGCTTAGAGGACGGTCAAGATTTATGGAATGCGCAAAAAGGCGAAAAAAACAAAGGGTATTACGACCCTTTAGACAAAAAGTTTCGGTTTGAGATAGATACGCAAGGTGTGTCTTTAAAAGACCCCGTGACGGTAAAAGATGTGGGTTATCGAGAATCGGGTATTGAGGCTAGTGTACCGCGTGATAAAAAGTTTCTTTTGTCAGAAGTTGTTGATTTTCCTGAACTTTTTGAGAAATATCCCGAACTTGAAAAAATAAACGTCGAATGGTCTCCTGAGCCAGACAGTGGTTTTTATAGTTCTGCACGTAAAACAATTGGCTTAGGTGATGCGGAAAACAAAGAAGAGCTAACGTCTACTCTTTTGCATGAAATCCAGCACGTTGTTCAAGAAGCTGAGGGCTTTTTGGGTGGCGGTAACAAAGACATGTTTAAGTCTCCTGAATTTGTTCAAGCCAAAATAGAATTGATGGACCGGACAAAAGCGGCTCAGGAAGAGATAACAGACGCGTTTGCACCTTTTTCTTTTGGCGACGAAGCGACTTTATCGCCTCAATTTGTTTCTACGCAGTTAGTTGAACTTTACGACAACATGTTGGATTACGCTAAAGGCCCTACAGGGTTTTTGGAGGATTTGCGTAAGGTCTACAGTAAAGAAGGCGGTGTTCCTAGAGGAACAGACCCAGCGATAAGAGATGCGGTTAGAAACGTAAATTTGTTTTTAGGGAAAGATCTCGATCGTGTAGAAAAGTTTCTTTTGACTAATTCTTCAATGCTTGATGAATTTCAACCTTTGCTTAAAAAAGCGGACGAGTTTGAAAAGGCAGAAAGGGAGTTTCGTAGACAATATCGAGCTATTCCCGGAGAAATAGAAGCTAGTAACGTTCAAGTCAGCTACCAAGGGTTTTCGCCAGAAAAATTTGCAATTGAGTATGGCTTGACTAGAGATCAACTGCCTAAAGGGTTGATGAATATGTCTCCCGCCGCTATAAAAGAAAATGTGCCTTATATGCGAGGTTTGCCACAAGAGCAAGCGGTTTTTCCTTTAACGGAAGATTTTAGAAACCCACTTCGGCCACAACAAAAAGCTCAAGGCGGTGGAGTGCAAAGCCTTGTTCCCATGGTTAAAAATATGTATCGGGGTTATGATGATATAAAACGTGGTGTGGGATCTTACATGCCGCATACCCGATACTCTAGGAGATCTTGATGGCTAACGGTGATGATAAAGCTACGCTGTCGTCGTTGATGGATAGCACGGCCCGCCAAGAAGTAAACCCAGAAGAATTAGAATTAGACATTGAGATAGCCTCTCCCGGTACGTTTGAGCCTAAAATGACCGACGCTTCAGAGGGTGTTGAAATATCTGAGGCCGAGGATGGTGGTGTTATCGTTGATTTTGACCCCTCTGAAATGATGATGGTCGATGAGAACGATTTTTACAGAAATTTGGCAGAGGAGATGGATGACGGCGATTTAGCGACCATTTCCAATGAATTATTGAGCGAATACGAAGCCAATAGATCATCTCGTTCTGATTGGGAGGATTCTTATTCCAAAGGGTTAGAACTACTGGGTTATACCTACGAAGATCGCACAATGCCTTTCCGTGGTGCGACAGGTGTAACACACCCGTTACTAGCTGAAGCGGCCACACAGTTTCAAGCGCAAGCGTTTAACGAGCTTTTACCACCCGGTGGGCCTGTTCGAACGGCGGTTATGGGTGAGTTGACACGTGAAAAACAAGCGCAGGCGGAGCGTGTAAAAGAATTCATGAATTACTACATCACTAATGTGATGGAAGATTACACGCCTGAGTTTGATCAAATGTTGTTTTACTTGCCCTTGGCAGGCTCTACCTTCAAGAAAGTCTACTTCGACGCAACAATCGATCGTGCGGTCAGTAAGTTTGTGCCCGCAGAAGACTTGGTAGTGCCTTATACAGCAACGGATCTGGACACCTGCCCGAATGTAACGCAAGTAGTCAAAATGCCGCTGAATGACGTTAGAAAGCGTCAAGTGACAGGCTTTTATCGTGATATTCAGGTGTTGCCTTCACAAGGTGAAGAAGCCACGGATATTGCACAGGCGATGGAAAAGATCGAGGGTGTTCAGCCCAACATGATTGACTACGACTGCACTTTACTGGAGTGTCATGTCGATCTTGATCTGCCCGGTTTTGAAGAAATGGGGGAAGATGGCGAGCCGACGGGTATCAAAATTCCGTATGTCGTCACTATTAGCGAGGATAATGGACAAGTTTTGTCGGTTCGTCGCAACTACAACGAAGAAGACGAGCTAAAACGTAAGATACAATACTTCGTTCACTACAAGTTCTTGCCCGGTTTTGGGTTCTATGGGCTTGGTTTGATTCACACGATAGGTGGTTTGTCTCGTACCGCAACGGCGGCACTACGTCAGTTAATTGATGCGGGTACGTTTTCTAACTTACCTGCGGGTTTCAAAGCCCGTGGCATGCGGATCAGAGACGATGAAGAGCCTTTACAGCCCGGTGAGTTTAGAGACGTGGACGCGCCCGGTGGGGCAATCAGAGACAGTTTGTTGCCTCTACCGTTCAAGGGACCGGATCAAACACTTTTTAACTTGCTAGGGTTTGTAGTAGAGGCGGGTCGTCGATTTGCCACCATTACAGATTTGAAAGTAGGGGACGGTAATCAAGGTGCGGCAGTAGGCACTACGGTTGCCATGCTTGAACAAGGCTCGCGAGTCATGAGTGCTGTGCATAAACGCCTGCACTATGCAATGAAAAAAGAGTTCAAGATGCTTTCGCGAGTCATGTCGGAGTATCTACCGCAAGAATATCCTTTCTCTGTAGAGGGTGGTGATAGTTCTATCATGGCGGCGGATTTTGATGACCGTGTTGATGTCATACCGGTATCAAATCCAAATGTCTTTTCGCAAGCACAGCGTATTGCGTTGGCACAGTCGCAGTTGCAGATTGCCCAGCAAGCGCCGCAAATGCATGACTTGCATGAGGCATATCGTCGTGTGTACGAGGCATTGGGGGTTCGCGATATTGATAAAATTCTGTTGCCACAATCCTCAGATGAGCCAGAACCCAAAGATCCGGCACAAGAAAACATCGATGCTTTGAGCGATACAGTGTTGAAGGCGTTTGAGGGTCAGGATCATGACGCCCATATCATCACGCACTTGACCTTTGGTACGTCACCAATGGTGGCACAGAACCCGATTGTTGCTATAAATCTACAAAAGCATGTGTTGGAGCACGTAAAGATCAAAGCGCAAGAGCAGGCGGCAGTGCAACTTATGCAACAAACTGGCGGTCAGCCGCTCAACCAAGAGCTTGAGCTTGAGTTGGATTCCATGGTTGCACGTATTGTTGCTCAAGAGATGCAGAATCTGAAGCAACTGTCTGCTCAGATATCAGGTCAAGGCCAAGAAGGACCTGATCCTCTTGTTCAACTCAAGCAACAGGAGTTGCAGTTGGATGCACAACGTCAAGAAGCTGAGTTGGCGATGGATCAACAAGAGCTTGCGATGGATCAGCAACGTATGAGAAATAAGCAAGCTGAGTTCCAGCAACGCTTGCAAAGTCAAGAGCGACAAACACAGGCTAGAATACAAGCCGCGCTTGAGCGTGAATTATTGAAACAACAAAACAAAGGAGGTTGAGCATGCCATCTGTAAAAATTATGGGCGGTCCCATGAAAGAGCCACCAAAGCCTACCCGAGATGCAGATATCGAAGGTCAGGGCAAGATTCCTTACTGCACCATGCAAGAAGAGAAAACGCCCAGCACGGCTGAAGGCAAAGTTACCACAGGCACTAAGCGTGGTATGGGTGCGGCTTTACGTGGTAGTCGATATACGAGTGCTTAATTATGGCTAAGTTTGATCCTAAAAAAGCAGATTTAGATAACGATGGCAAATTATCGGGCTATGAAAAGAAGCGCGGTATGGCTGTTGCAAAAAACATGGCTAAAGGCGGCGCTGTAAAAGGCTACAGTCCTATAGTCATTAAAAAACAAAGGTTTAAAGGTATCTTCTGATTGCCTTGTTGCATACCTCTTGGTATAAAATGCATATATATACTATAGAGGAGATGCATTTTGGATGGTCTGCAATTAGCGCAGTCTTTACAACGGCTTGCAAAAGAACGCCGCGAGATGGTTCTTGAAGTGCTTGAGCACGACGGGGTCCAATCTATGGAGCAATACAGAGAGTTGATGGGGATGTTAAAGACCCTCAACTATTTTTTACAGGAACTCAGTAGCCTGCTAAATGAACAGGAGCAGTTTGATGACTGAAACGTCAAGTCTTAATTTAGACGCCGCAAAGGAAGGCGTAAAAAATTTATACGCCGAACCAAAAGCTAAAGTTCTAGATCCAGATGCAATGGATAAATCTCTACTAGAACGTATGCCTAACCCTACTGGCTGGCGAATGCTAATCTTGCCATACCGTGGTAGAGAAACTACTGACGGTGGCATTATCGTCCCAAACAAAGTCCTTGAAGACGGCCAAGTCCAGACGGTTGTTGGATATGTCGTAAAACAAGGTCCGCTTTGTTACCAAGACACTGAAAAATTCCCTACAGGTCCATGGTGTCAACCTAAAGATTGGATCATTTTTGCTAGATATGCGGGTTCTAGATTCCGTATTGAAGGTGGGGAAGTTCGCATCATAAATGATGATGAAGTTTTGGGTGTTATTGACGATCCAGAAGACATTCTTAGCTTTTGAGGAGATAAAGCATGGATTCT